GCCGCCGCTCAGTTCGATGCGCGCAAGGCGACGCCCGCGGAACGCGCGGCCCGTCTGGCCAAGCTTGGAATCGGCACCAGTGAAGGGGCGGTGGTGCATCACCACAAGGAAGAGAGCTAACCCAGCCGAGATCGAGGCAGGCCCTCAACCTTGAGGGCGAAATCGGTTGTGCTAGCGTGGGCTAATAGAAGGCAACGGCGGGCTCCTCGACGACCCGCCCCAATCCACGAAGGAGCAACCGATGCCGGCATTCAGTGTGATCCTCCAGACCCCGCAGGTTCGGGCGCTCGTGCAGGAGAATCTGCTCGAGACCGCGTTCCATGACTCGCTGTTCCCGCGGCTCCTGTTCCGCGGCGAGTGCACGCCGGTCCTCTACCCGGGGCAGAGCGGCGACACCATCGTCTACACCTCGCAGGGCCTGCTCGACGTGAACTGCGCCCCGCTGGTTCCCGGCGCCGACCCGGTGCCGCAGACCTACGAGAGCGAGCAGTGGATCGGCCAGCTCCAGCAGCTCGCCGGAACCGTCGATGCTCACATGCCGACGAGCGCCGCGGCCTGCGCCTCGCTGTTCCTGCGCCACGCGCAGCAGCTCGGCATGCAGGGCGGACAGACCGTCAACCGCGTCGCCCGCAACACGATGTACAACGCGGCCGAGAGCGGCTGGACCGTCAGCGACGGCGTGAACACCGCCACCGCGACCATCAACGTCAAGCGCCTCAACGGCTTCACCCGCGCGCGTCGCCCCGACCTCGCGGCCGGCTCGGCCGTGCAGTTCTCCCCGGTCAGCGCGGCCAACCCGCTCCTGATCCGCGTCTGGGACACCACTGGCGCCGGCGCATGGGCTGCCCGCTCCGTGGTCGCCGCGACCCCGACGACTGCCGGCGACGAGATCGGCCCCGGCACCCTCACCCTGACCGGCGGCGTCGTCACCCTCACTGACCGCGCAGCGGTGCAGGCGCTCGACCGCACCTTCCACGTCCAGATCGGCGGCGGCGAGCACACCGACGACATCGGCGCGGGCGACACGATGCGGCTCGAGGAGTTCCAGGACGCCGTGTCCCACCTCCGCGACCAGAACGTCCCGCCCAGCGCGGACGGCTCCTACCACCTCCACATGGACCCGATCCAGGAGTCGCAGGTCTTCCGCGATTCCAAGTGGGAGCGCCTGTTCACCGCGACCGGCGTGGACTCCGTGCAGTGGAAGGAGTTCGCGATCGGCCGCATCCTCGGCGCCACCGTCTATCGCAACAACGAGTGCCCGAAGGTGGACACCGTGTTGCCTCGCGACGGCGTGACCTTCTCGGCGAACGACCCCTTCGCCGGCGACCTGTACTCCAACGGCGTCGCGGCCACGGGCGTCAAGGTGCACCGCGCCCTGCTCGTCGGCGGCGGCGGGCTCATCGAGCACTACAGCGACATGTCGCTCCTCCTGACCGAGGCGGGCGTGGCCGGCAAGATCGCGGAGCCGACCATCACCAACGACGGCATCGAGGTGTTTACCGACCGCATCCGCCTCTACATCCGCCAGGGACTCGATCGCCTCGGCCAGATGGTCGGTCTGTCGTGGAACTTCATCGGCGTCCACACGGTCCGCACCGACGCGGCGACCGGCGACGGCGCGCGCTACAAGCGCATCTGCGCCATCCTCGGCGGCGAGTAGGACAGCCCGCCGTGAGGCGGTGCTTCACAGACGGCTGGCACTCTGCCGGCTTCCCGGGCCCGGCAGGGCGTGCCTCGACGGGCGCCCGCGCCGGGGCCGCACGCGGAGGGCACTGATGGGTCGTGGCGGCAACCGTCGCATCTCTCCACTGCTCGCGGCCGATCCGGTCGAGGCGGCGAAGATCCTGGCTCCCGAGGCCGAGGAAGCGTCTCCGCCCGAGCCGCCCGTGTCTGATCCGGGCATCGTCGCGCCCGAGCCCGCGCCCGTCGCGCCGGCACCAGAGGCTCCGTCCCAGGCTGCACCGCCCGCGCCAGTCACCCGTGACCGTCGGTTCCGCGTCCTCGTGGAGCGCGACGTCTCGATGGCGGGGCGCCGCTTCCGTCTTCGCGCCGGCAAGGTCATGGCGGCCTCCGGCTACGGTGGCGCCGACGCCATCCTCGGGCTCCGTAGCCAGGGGCTCGAGATCGAAGAGGTCGAGTAGTGGCAGGAGTCGCCCTCAGTGACGACGAGAAGGCCCGGGTTCGGCATCACCTGGGCTACCCGAACGTCAACACGATGGCGGCGGCCTTCCTCGGCATTCCGGCGTCGCGTCCAACCGCGTTCCTCGTCGATCTGGCGGTGACGAACCTCATCCCGGCTGCCGTCGAGATCATTCGCGGTGAACTGCACGTGCTCGACGACCTCGAGTGCAAGTTGGTCGATTGCCAGGACCGGCTCGCGGCGAAGTCGCTCGACGGCATCGTGCTGAACAACGAGGAGGGCCCGCACCTCGAGCGCGAGTACAACCGCTGGGCGCACCGCCTGGCCAATGAACTCGGCGTGCCCGTCTACCACTTCTCCGAGCGCTTCGGCAACGCCGGCGGGGTGTCGAACGTCCAGGTGATCCGCTGATGGCCGGGTGCTGCCACAAGGGCTTCACGACGGTCACGGGCGACACGCTGCGGGCGAGCCTCGCGCCGAAGTTGATCCCGATGGTGGACCGGCTGCGCGACTTGTACAGCCGGTTCGGCCTTCGCAATATCCGGGTCCGGATCGTGCGGACGCGGTGGAGCGGAGGGGTGCGCGGCGAGGGCGACGAGTACGTGGTGAGCGACATCGAGATCCTGCCGACGCCGAAGGTATCGGACCTGTCGGCGTTGCAGGAGATCATCCACCCGGTCGGCCAGGATGAGGTCGGGTCGATCCAGGTCTCGGAGATCAGTGCGCGCTACACCGAGGACCAACTCGTCGGGTTGGACAGCGATGGGACGGAGCCGACCGAGGACCAACAGGTCTACTACGAGACCGAGACGGTGCGGCTCGACGGGAATCCGGGGGAGCGTCGGCGGTTCATTTTGGCGGGCGTGCCGAGCCTGAGCACGTCAGGGCTGCAATGGACCGTTCCGCTCCAGCGGGCGCACGATGGGCGCGACCGAGAGGGGGTGCCGCGGTGACCCGGACCGTGACGCTCACGTTCGACCAGTTCGCGAAGTCGCGCGAGCGGCTGGCGCAGCAGTTCTGGCCGACGGTACAGCGCGGCATCCTGTCGGGGGCGATGCGCTGCATCCCGGAGATGCACGCCCGGACCGCCGACGCTCCGCCGGCCAATCCGTCCGGCATCGGAGCCGGTGGAGCGGTGAACACGGGTCGCTACAAGGGCGCCTGGCAGGCGGTTCGCATCGATGGCGGGGCCCGGCTCTACAACTCGGCGCCCTACGCCGGAGTTATCGAGTACGGCGCCCGTCCGCTGGGCGCGCGCGGTCCTCGGTTGCAGCGCGTCGTCGTCAAGGGGCAGAATGCCCGCCCGCTGTCGCCGCGCATGGAGGCGCTGAAGCGGTGGGTCGAGTTGAAGTTGCATGTGTCCAAGGAGGAGAGCAGAAGCGTGGCCTTCCTCGTCGGCCGTGCGATTGCGCGCCGTGGCCTGCTGCCGCGCCGCGTGATGACCGGAGAGGGACAGATCGCCCGGCTCACGTCGCTGGTGCTCGGCGAGGTGCGGCACGAGATCGACGAAGCGATCAGGGAGTCGTACGGAGCGGTCGGCGGCAGCGGAGGCGGCGGTCACGGGGGGCATCACTGATGACCTGCCGGGCCTACCGCCCGCCGCGTCAGCCGACGCTCTCCTCGGCCCGCCCCTCGCGCCCGCCCGTGGGCGAGACGACGCTGGTGCTCGAGCCCGGAGTGGAGCCCATCATCACGGCCCGCTGCGACGACTGCGACGCGAAGACGGCGCTGGCCCGCGGGCTCGCGGAGTACGCGGGCTCGCTCTCGGCGCAGTCGCAGGGGCGCTCGGTGCGGTTCCGCAAGGTGTTCGAGGCGTGGCCGCAGAGCGAGGAGCGCGTCGAGTTCCCCTCGGCGGTTGTGCTGATGCCGATGCCGGGCGAGTACGTGTCGCGCGGTCTGTCGCCCGTCATCTCGGCGGCCAACCAGTTCGGGGAGCCGGATGGCCGCTACCTAGTCTGCCAGAGCGAGATGAACATCGAGGCGCGGCTGGCGATCTGGACCGATGACCCTCCCAGCAGGGCGGCCCTGTCGAAGATGCTGGAGGACGCCTTCGCGCCGGTGGACTGGATGGCCGGCTTCCAACTGGACCTGCCGCACTACTACGGTGCTCGGTCGGTCTGGGAGATGAAGTCGTCGTCGATCGAAGATTCCGAGGAGAACGCGGCGCGGCGTCACCGCATCGCGGCGTTCGTGTTGCGTGGGCGCGTGCCGGTTCTGCGGATCGCGTCCCCGCCCGAGTTCAAGCCCCGCGCCGAGGTCGGCGTCACCTAGAGGAGTACCCCAATGGCGTTCACCCGTCGGTTCAATTTCAATCCTGGCGCCGACATCCTCGCGCAGATCGAAGGCACGTCCATCCTGGACCTCGCGCCGCCCGGCACGACCCAGGGCGTCTCGCAGGGCACCGCCGGCGCCATCGGCGAGTGCCAGGACATGACCTACGCAACGGCTGTCACCGCGGCTGGCGCCGTGTCGTCTTCCTACCAGCCGGTGCAGATCTTCTCGGCGCAGGATCTCCTCGACAAGATCGGCAGCTTCGACGCGACGCTGGGCGAGTTCGGCGACGACGGCGGCAACCTGTTCTGCGAGCTGCGGAGCAAGAAGTTCGGCGCGCTGGTCGTGGTGCCGATCAATCTGTGCAGTGCGACCGGTCTGCGCGTCTGGCGCCATCTTCCGACCAACGTGGATGCGACGCACGCCGTCCCGGTGGTGCCGATCAGCGGCGCCCGGGTCGATGCGGGGCGCGAGTTCAAGGACGGGTCCAACCGCGTCCGCCTTGGTCGTGCCGTAGCCTTCCAGGCGCTCGACCCGCGGTGCAGCGCCGTCGATGGCGTGCAGGTTGCGGCTGGCCCGCTCGCCACAATGACCTTCACCTCGGCGAC